TGGTTCTTGGCAGTGCATTCCACACTGCAACATTAGAACCTGAGAAGTTGGATGAAGAGTTCGCAGTAAAGCCTACGGAAATTGACGGGAAAAGCTCCAGGACAAATCATTACAAAGAAGCATTTGAAATGATGCAGAAGAATGAGCCGGATAAACAATGGCTTGCTCCTGCTGATTATGATCTTGCTTTGGAAATGGCGGGAAGTGCGTTGGATAATCCTATTCTTAAACACTACATGGCGGACATTGATAAGGTAGTGGAAGGAACGGGATTCTTCGAGATGGAAGGTGCTAAGTGTAAGGTTCGTCCTGACTTGTATATCCCCGGCGCGGGTGTGGTGATTGATTTGAAGAGTACACAGGATGCGAGTCCAAAAGGATTCACAAAAAGTGTGCGTCAATTTGGCTACCTTTTCCAAGCCTGCTGGTATATGCACGCATTGCGAATGGTTGGACTCAAGCCCAAGCAGTTCATCTTCCTAGCAGTTGAGAAGACTGCACCATACGCTACTGCCGCCTACACCATCAAGGAAAGCGATATTAATAAGCAGTTTGGTAACATGGAAAGAGCGTGCCAACTATGGGCCACTTGCCAATCTAGTGGCATCTGGCCCAGCTATGCGGATGAAGTGCAACAGTTGGATCTTGGTTCTAAGATCAGTAGTAACCGCTTAAACATCTCACAATTAGGTGAGCGTTTCGGAGTTAGCAGAAACTATGTCTACCGCATTATCAAGGATTACGAGCTTGTATCTGTGAGCATAGGCAATCGTAGAACTCTGGACATTACAGAGTTTCAAAATGCAGTAAGGCGGGACTCGGAGGGAAAGGCGGCATGAACTATCTGGACAACACAAAGAAAGCATTGGATTTTGCGAGCGAGAAGCTTTCAAAAGCGGATACCTTTGGCGCGCTCACCGTCATGCACGCAGCCCTTGAGCAATTGGTGGCACATCTGAGGAATGAGGACATGAATAATATTAGTGACCCTGATCTGATGATTACCTTCGAGGAAGACTTCGGTGAGGAGGATGACACATGAAGCTTACAATAGGCATAGATCCCGGCAAGTCAGGAGGCTATGCAATCGCATGGGGTGGATTAGATTCTATTCACTTACATACGTTGAATGAAGACTTTGAGTTTGTTCAGCATATGGAAGAATTACTCAAGCATCCTGATGTCACAGGAATTGAGGCGGTGGTTGAATTGGTCCCGCCATTTGCGGGGAAGATGATTCCATCGAGTACCAGCTTTAAGCTTGGTAAATCATGCGGATTCTTGGAAGGCGTGCTTAGAATGGCAAAAATTCCATTTACACTAGTACGCCCCCAGGAGTGGCAAAAAGGACTAGGTGGACTAGGTGGCCTCACCTCAAACAAGCGCAAGAAGGTTCTTATGAACCATGCAAAACAGTTCTTCCCGTCAACGGATGGACTCACACTAAAAACAGCAGATGCCATCTTAATTTTAAGGCATCATTTAAATAACCAAGGAAAGGAATAATACTATGGCAATACCACAAATAAACCAAGAGTTAGAACCAAGCGACTACATCTATGACCCAAGTCGAGGATTGTATGTAGCACTACGAACCATTGATCCAGCAATGGCAGAACAAATACTAGATACGAGAAAGAAGAACCGTGCTATCAGTAGATCAACCGTCAACCTATACACGAAGTTCATGCGTGAAGGGCATTGGGTACTTAACGGACAACCTATCATATTCGCAGACAATCTTCTCATAGATGGACAGCACAGACTTTCCGCATGTGTGAAGACAGGCATACCTTTGGAAGTGCTTGTAGTTGAGTTAGGGGATAGTAGTGCCTTCAAGACACTAGACCAAGGTAAGCGCAGAAACGGATCTGATGTTCTAGGCATCGCAGGATATACAAATACTTCAGTTATATACACTGCTTTAGGCATTCTGGAGAAGATCAAAAGGGTTGGCACTCTTGGCTACAATCAACTCGGAGAGGGCGCAAGGGTGATCATTAGTAATCATGAGGTTGAAGATGTAGCTAATAAATATCCAGGCTTAGATTCATCAGCTACTCTCGCCAAGACTTTCTATAAGAGTCTAAAGGTAAAGCCGGGACCGATTGCTTCACTGCATTATATTCTCAGGCAAACAGAATCAGAGGTAGTTTCATTTGATGAAGACAAGAAGTCGGATGAGTTTATGCGAATCCTATCGACAGGATTAGGCTTAGACAAAGGGAATCCAATTCTTTACTTCAGGAACTCTTTAATTAAGCAGATGTCCGATCAAATAAAGATACCTCCGCACTTCATTATTAGGGGTGGTATTCTTACTTGGAATAATTGGATAAAGGGTAAGAAGATCACAAGATTTGTGCTTGGATCAGATCCAAAAATACCCACCGCAGTAAGACCAATATAAGTGTCATGGATGGGATAAAAAACATAGCAAGATTACTACTTCATGGACTGCTTTTTGCAGTCTGTGGGGTAGCTTTCTTTTACATAATCATAGGTGCGATTTGCACATTATTAGGACTATAATGACAGACCAAGTACAAAGAAAGACAGAACTGCGCATTAAGGTTCCTCAGTGGATAAGTGATCTTTTGAAAGAGCATTGTGAACTCTATGGGGTTTCGGCGGTTTCCACTATAGTTCCACTCTTGGTGGAGTATCTGGGGCATCCTCGCGTGCGCGACAATTGTTCCAATTGTTTTAATATTAAATATAGCGCAAAATCCGCGGTTAGTGGAAAACCATCCAAGAAAAAACGAGGCACGCAAGTTCCTGATGATTTTGATCCACCAAGGGACATTGCCAAGAAGAATGGACTTGATCATGAGACTGCTGTTTCTTTTTTCTTAGATTGGGCAAAGGGCAAGGGTCATACCCAAGTGGACTGGATGGCTACCTACCGCAATGCTTGCAGGGGATGGATCAAGGAAAGATCAAACTCCAAGTCATCCCAAGATGATATTACTTTGAAAGAAGTCATCCTTCCGGGCGAGGAAGAGTTTTGATGGATTACTCGATTTCAGAGCAGGCAGTTCTTTCTGCATGTCTACGGGATGATACTAATCTATCTACAGCCTTGGCAGTTGAACGATTAACCTCGGATGATTTCACCTCGCCTGCGCACCAATCGATATTTCGATTAATCGCAGAGCGTGGTGAACTCAATGAGGTGGATGTTGCCATTGAACTCCCTGAATATTCACATGAGGCAATAGAGCTTGCAGAAAAGTATGGTGGAGGAACCGTGGAGAGATATGTGGACCAAATCATAGAGTCCAGGAATCGAAAGGATGTGGAAAAGGCAATCATGCATTCTCAGGATTTGCTACATCAAGGAAAAGAATCTTCCGAAATTGCATCTGAGTTTAACATGAGAGTCGCAAAAGCCTTGGCCTCTGGGAAAGGACAAGTGAAAGTGGGAACTGCTGCCAAGGAAGCACATTCTGAGTTTCTTTCCATAGATGCGGGAGAATCATCCGCTACAAGCACAGGCTTTGCCCGTTTGGATTATTGTCTTAGCGGAGGTTTCCAACCCGGTAAGCTTTATGTCCTAGCCGCAAGACCCGGAATAGGAAAGAGTGCATTGGCTATACATTTCTCCCATGAGATTGCAAAGCGTGGCCTCCGTGCAAGTTATGCATCCCTTGAAATGTCAGCGGGTGAATGTGCAGGCAGACTCCTCTCCCGTGAGTCAGGCGTTGCCAAGCCAAGGATGAAGGGAGGCTTGCTACCAGCGCACCGCAAGAAGCTCGAAGAGAGTACCAAGAGGATGCAAGGATGGCCTATCACCTTCAAAGATGATAACAAGGCTACACTTGACTCCTTCCGTGCCTTCCTAGCCCAGGAGCGAGTGAAAGGAGGAGTCGGGCTGGCGGTGATCGATTATCTGCAATTACTATCTGCTCCGGGTTATGACTCCCGTGTGCAGGAGATCACAGCCATTTCTCGTAGTCTCAAGCAGATGAGTATGGAATTACAGATCCCAATTTTGGCACTTTCTCAATTGTCAAGGCAGTGCGAGATCAATAACAGAAAGCCTCAACTCTCCGATCTTAGGGACTCAGGGTCAATAGAACAGGATGCAGATTGCGTATTTCTCCTATCCGTCCAGGAAAAGGTGAATGAAAGCATGGATCGCATAAACTGCCATGTGGCCAAGAACCGTGGAGGCGAGACGGATCTCAATGTTACACTAGGCTTTCAGAAAGACACAGGAATGTTTGGCACTAAGCTAGGTAATACGGATGATACCAAGCCTTGGTAGACTACAGATGGAAACAAAAAAGCACGATAGAAGCTCAGGAAGGCATCAAATCGTGCTTTTTAGGGGTAGGGTCTGATAGATTAGACAGAATTTTACATCAAAACGAT